GAAGAAGAAGAAGAAGAAGAAGAAGAAGAAGACGAAGAAGAGTCTGATAAAGTCAAAAAAGAAGATGTTGACCTTGATGAATCTGCTAAGCCTTCTACTGGAAAAGCTACAATCGATATCTATGTATCTGATGCAAAAGAAGATATGAAGATCATGTCAAAATATAACCTTAAAGCTAAAATGGGTAAACGTAATGACTCCGTTATAGCAACTGGAAAGAAGACAGATATTTTTAAGTATCTTAGATCTTTTGATTATGGAATGGATATAAATGATGTTCAAGATACATATCCTGAGCTATTCGAGTCGAATATTAAAGAAGAGGAAGAAGAGCCTAAGGAATCTAAAAAGAAGGTTTCTGAAGCACTTGATCTTCTTATCACAAATGAAGCTACTCTTAGTGAAGACTTCAAGACTGAAGCTGCTACACTTTTCGAAGCAGCGATTGCAGAAAGATCACTTGATATTCAAGAGAAACTTGAAGCAAAATACAATTCGGAATTGAATGAAGAAGTTGAATCACTCCGCGAAAGCCTTATTGAAAGAATCGATGATTATCTTTCATATGTAGTTGAAAGCTGGATTGAAGAGAATTCTGAGCAAGTTGAAAACACACTTCGTACAGAAATCGCAGAAAACTTCATGACATCACTTAAAGACTTGTTCATTGAGAATTATATCGAAGTTCCAGCTGAAAAGAGAGACCTTGTTGAAGAACTCAACACTGTCAATGAAGAAACTGAATCTGAACTCACTGAAGCTAAAGCTGAAATTGAATCTCTACAAGAGCAAGTTGAATCATTCGAAAGATCTGAAGTTCTTTCTTCTCTATCCGAAGACCTTTCTGAAACTGAATCACACCGTCTCCAAAGCATTTTGGAAGATGTAGATTTTGGTGATAAAGAAAGCTTTGCAAAGAAGGCTCAAACAGTCAAAAGTTCAATCTTTGAATCAAAAGAAGAAACATCTCAAGAAGATTCTTTGGTAGAAAATACTGAAGATGAAACAGAAATCGTAATCGAGGGCGCTGCTGATCCTCTCAAGAAGCTTCCTGCTTCTATGAGAAAATATGTTGAAGCTCTCTCAAAATAATCATATCACAATAACAACAACATAGGAGAAATTCAAAATGTTTAATACAGAAACAGAAATGAAAAAGTGGGCACCAATTCTTGAGCACAAGGATGCACCTGCTTTCCAAGACGCGCACAGAAAAGCTGTAACAGCTAAGTTGCTCGAAAATACAGAAATCGCACTTCGTGAAGAAAAAGCACAAGCTGGTTTCCTTAATGAAAACAATGTAACAACTGCAGCAGTTGATAAGTTCGATCCAGTTCTTATCTCTCTTGTACGTCGTGCAATGCCAAATCTCATCGCTTATGATGTAGCCGGTGTTCAGCCAATGTCTGGACCAACTGGTCTTATCTTCGCAATGAAGAGCCGTTACAATGACGGTGCTGGTGAATCACCATCTAATCCTCAGGTTACTACTGGTGATACTGAAGCACTTGGTCTTGATGTACCTAATACAGCATTCTCTGGCCCAGTTACAACAGCTGCTGGTGAAGCACTTGGTGCAGCTGGTGGTACAGACTTCGGTGACATGGGATTCACAATTGAAAAAGCTACTGTTGAAGCTAAGACTCGTGGTCTTAAAGCTGAATACACAATGGAGCTTGCTCAAGATCTTAAGAGTGTTCACGGTTTAGATGCTGAATCAGAACTTGCTAACATTCTTTCAACTGAAATCCTCGCTGAAATCAATCGTGAAGTTATCAACACAATCAATGCTAAGGCTAAGCCTGGTTTCGATGGTGGTGATTTCGATCTTTCAACTGATGCAGATGGACGTTGGGCTGTTGAGAAATTCAAGAGCTTGATCTTCCAACTTGAAGTTGAAGCTAATAAGATTGCAACTGAAACACGTCGTGGTAAAGGTAACTTTATCATCTGCTCTGCTAATGTCGCTTCTGCTCTTGCAGCCGCTGGTCAACTTGATTACAGCCCTGCTCTTGCAACTAATCTACAAGTAGATGCTACTGGTAACACTTTCGCAGGTGTTCTTAATGGTCGCCTTAAGGTATATGTTGATCCATATGCAGTTAGCGATTATGTAACAATCGGTTTCCGTGGATCAAATCCATATGATGCTGGTATGTTCTACTGCCCATACGTACCACTCACTATGGTACGTGCAGTTGATGAAAGCACATTCCAACCTAAGATTGGTTTCAAGACACGCTACGGCATGGTTAAGAATCCATTCGTTGAATCTGCTACTAGCGGTACAACTGGAACAGATGATCTGAATCCATATTTCCGTACATTCGGTGTTGCTAACATCAATGTTGGAAGTTAATTTTAATTAATTAACATTTACTTTGAAGGGGTCTCGAAAGAGGCCCCTTCTTTTTTATATAAATAACTATATGAGTAATTTAACAGACAATTATAATTTTCTTTCCCCGACAGGATTTAAGTTGGTTATTAATCGTAATAATTTAGCTAATACTGAATACTTTTCAACTAGTGTTACTCTTCCAAGTCTGAATTTGGGTCAGATAAATGTTCCCAAAAATCAATATAAGGGTTATTTATCTGGAGATATAACATTCGATGATTTCTCTATTAGAATTGCAATCGATGAAGATATGAAAGTCTACAAAGAACTTTATGATTGGATGTTACAAAATAGAGATGCAAACAGTCCTGTTGTGTATGATGCTACTCTGATAATTCTAACCAATCATAATCTACCCAACAACAAAATTCAATTTACCAATCTTTTTCCTTTGTCAGTAAGTGGATTGGAATTTAGTACACAGGCTACCGATGTTGAATATCTACAGACTGATGTGTCCTTTAGATATGACGAGTTTAAAATATTATAAATAAGTTTATATTATGATGAGTTTAAATGATATTTTAGAATCTTGGAAGAAAGATTCAGTGATTGATGAACATGCTTTAGATGATGTAACTATTGAGACATCTAAACTACATGCAAAGTACCTTGAGATCTTCACATTGTCTAAGTTACAGTTAAGAAAGAAAGAGATGGACTTAGAGAAAGTCCGAAAAGATAAGTGGCTCTACTATACTGGTAAGATGACTCAAGCAGACATGGATAAGAGAGGTTGGCCATATGATCCATTCCAAGGTATGACTAAACCACTTAAATCTGAAATGGAGATGTACTATAATACTGATGAAGATATCATTAAAATAAAGTCAGGTATTGAATATCAGAAAGCCATCATTGATTCCCTTGAAGAGATTATGAATAACATTAGATGGAGACATTCACACATTAAGAATATCATTGAATTCAGAAAGTTTACATCTGGAATGTAATTCGATACACCTTCTAAAGCCGATTATAGAATCTTTATCTTGATTCATTGATAATTAAGTAATCTTGCCAATTTGAACATAGTCATCACTGTTCTGTATTGATTTGATTAAACCAATTATAATAGATTGTCAAATGTATGTCAAGGTGATATCGCAGATTTCCGCAGGAAAGAATAAAAAGTATGGATAATATTATTATTGAAAAGAAGAATGAATCAACCTTGTATGTTACAAGTAGGGATTCTGGCATCTTAATGGAATTATCCGAGTACTTTACCTTTTATGCTCCAGGTTATAAGTTTATGCCCAGCTTCCGAAATAAGCAATGGGATGGCAAATTAAGACTTTATAATCGTATGAATAGTACCATTCCTTATGGTCTATTAAATGAGGTTCTTCAATTTTCTAAGGATAGAGATTATCAAGTAAATCTTACACCAGATATAGAAAATAGATTTAGTTATGATGAGAAATTCATTGATGATTTGAGTCTATATGGTGGAGGTAAGCAAATTGAAGCTAGAGATTATCAAAGGAAAGCATTTGAATTTGCTACAGAGAATGGTAAAGGTATATTAGTATCACCAACTGGTTCGGGTAAATCACTTATCATCTATATGTTGATTCGTTATTTTCTTCAAGAGGAGCTTGATAAGAAAGTCATCATTGTTGTTCCGACCACTTCCTTGGTTGAACAGATGTATAAAGACTTTGCTGATTATTCATCAAATGATTCAGACTTTGATGTTGAAGAAGATGTGCATAGAATTTATTCTGGCAAAGAGAAAACATTCGAGCAGTCGGTTGTTATAACTACTTGGCAGAGTGCTATCAAACTTCCGCCTGCTTGGTTTGAACAGTTTGGATGTATCATAGGAGATGAGGCACACACATTCAAAGCTAAATCTCTCACAACAATTATGAATCGTCTGGTTAATGCTGAGATGAGAATCGGCACAACAGGTACTTTAGATGGTGGTCAAGTAAATGAATTGACTCTTATTGGTAATTTTGGACCAGTTTATAAAGTTACAACAACACAGTCTCTTATTGAATCTGATACACTAGCAGATCTTAAGATCAAAGCACTTGTTCTAAAATATAGTGATGAAGTTCGGAAAGCATTTGGTAAACAGACATATGCAGATGAAATCAGCTTCATTGCGGCTCACGAAAAGAGGAATAGATTCATCACTAACTTGGCTCTAGATCAAACAGGAAATACTCTAGTTCTTTATAATCTCGTTAAGAAACATGGTGAACCCCTATTTAAACAGATAAGAGATAGAGCAGGTAAGAGAAAAGTATTCTTCGTATCTGGTTCTGTTAATGCAGAAGAAAGAGAAAAGATTCGTTCTCTCACAGAAAAAGAAAATAGTAGTATCACACTCCATTTTGGAAATTTAAGTGTGAGTTTGGATCATAATAATAAAGTAATACTAACTAATGGTTCCTTTAAATACGCTAAGAATATAACAGAGGATGATGATGTATGCGAAAAATGGATTAAAGCTAACTGCAGATGAAGAATATACACTGAGAGAATTAGCTATTGAATATAAGAAACGGGGTTATTTTACAGGTATGAGTATAGAAGAGATTATACAAAAACTCGCTGAAAAACACCATTTGTATAAATAACTTTATGTTTATACCAGTAGAAAAAGTAAAAGAGTTATTAATAAGTAATCTCGGCACTCCCGATAATCAAGATAAATTTGATGAATATATTGAATTTATATACGAAAACGAATATCATG